AAGTTAGATATGTAATAATGATAAATATTGGTAATGAATATTGGTAATGAATGTTGATACTGATATTGTTGAGAATATGAGAAACAGTCACCTTATTTTATTATTTATAATAAAAATTGATATAAAATAATAAAGGTATACTTTCTATATTACATAATGGCGACAGTAATTTATACTATACAAGATTTTGATAATATTAAATGGTCCAATAGTACTTTTACATTGCCTGAAGAAACCACAAATTTAATTAATTTACTAACACAACAAGTAGGAGCTCCAACTTATGTAAAAACTCCATCCTTTTCAAATAAAAATACTAACAACAATGATAAAAATTCATATAGAAAGAAGAAAAGACGTAATGAAGAAGTCAATACAACCGACGATTGGCAATCACTTCGCAGTTTTCAGAAAACAGAATTTGTTAAAAAGGAAGGTATCGAAAAAGAGATTGATGGTATCCGTGCGTTGATTAATAAATTAACGGATAAAACATACGACCGAATTATTGAGAAATTAACAGAAACCTTAGACGAAATTAAAGACAATGAAACATGCGATGAGGTCTATATTGATAAAATAGGTCACTCTATCTTTACTATGGCTACTTCTAATAAATTCAATAGTAACGTTTATGCTAAGTTGGCCAGTGAATTACAATCTAAATATGAATTTATGACGAATATTGTTGATAATAATATTAATGAATTCATGAAGTTGTTTGAAAATATGGAATTTGTATCACCAGATGACGATTATGACAAATTTTGCGAAATGAATATTATAAATGAAAAACGCAGAGCAATGAGTCTATTCCTTACTAGCTTATATAAACATAAAGTCCTTACTTTAGATTTCATATTTGATAAAATACAAAAAATTCAACATATGATTATGAAAGAAGAGACCATGTTACATGAATCCAGTCGCATGGAAGTGGAAGAGTTATCCGAAAATTTATACATTCTCCTTACGAATATTCCCTTTTCGACACTCAGTTCTCATAGCGAATGGAAGCAAATTATGGACAACCTATTGCAAATAAAAAATACAGACACCAAAACATGTATGGGTATTTCACCTAAAGCTAAATTTAAACATATGGATATCTTAGATAAGCTCAAGTAGGATAGGATATGATATTACTCAAAAAAAGAATTAAAAACGTTTAATCGTATATATGTAGATGAAGAATAATGAAATACGTTATGAAACCAAGGATTTGGGACCACCTATTTGTAACGCAGAAGAAAAAATAGAAATTGACAAACTGATATTAAACGAATGTTTTTTTTCTGAACTTGATTTAGATGAAGACGATGGAGATGTAGTAGGGTTTCACAATATACATGATGAGAAGAATGACGTTGATAATATAATTGCACAACATGTTGATTATTTTGAAAATTATACTGTGAAAATGCTACAACATATTGCTAGTTATTATGAAATACCAAAGAGACGCTTAAAAAAGGAAGAGTTGATAGAACTTATCATTCAGTTTGAAAACGAACCGGAAAATTCAATACAAGTATATAACCGAAAAAGATGTTGGCATTACGTACATGAACTCCAAAATGACAGCTACTTTGGAAAATTTATATCTTTCCACTAGAATAGCTATATGCAAAATATTTTTTAGTAGATAAAAATATAAAAATATAAATAGTAATATATAATTAATCTATAATGGTGAATTCTATATTAAATCCCAAAATAAACTACCCTGAAATAAAAAAATTAGATCCAGAAGATGTTAATTTTGACGCTTCTATGTATGAAATCATGGTTTTAGGTCAAGATATTGTCATCGCCTTAGGTCAAGCAAAGTATGCCTTTATAGATGATAATATAATCTATTATCCTATTTATTTAGTTGAAAACGATAAAGTATCCAAACAAATTGGTGTTTATGAAATCATGTCTGACCAATTGCCAAATATTGTTGATGAAGATGGAGACATAGAACTGAAAGATATTGACGAACCATTATTATACAAATTTGTTACTGTTGAAATGCTTATTGGGAAAAATAGTCAAAAACGTGGTTCTAAAACGGACAACTTCAAAGAGGATGAAGATAATGATATGGACCAAAAGGAAAAGGAACCAGAGGAGGATGGTCAAGAAACCGGCACATCGTCTGATGATGATTCAGATAAAAATGAGGAGGCCGACAAAGAGGAGGCCAAAACAGTTTTACCAGAACAAACGTTACAGCAAATGGAAACAGAACACGACGAATATAAAAAAGAAAAGGGACAAGAATGGATACAAGAATTGCTGAAAAGTAATGAATATCATATTATAGATAATGAAGGAGGAGGTGATTGTTTATTTGCCGTAATTAGAGACTCATTTAAGTCGATTGATAAAGAAATGACTGTTATGGAATTGCGTCGGAAAATGGCTGACGAAGTCACTGGAGATTTGTACGAAAATTACAAGGAAAAATACAAAATGTTTGTAGAAGTTGTTCAAACTGGTGAAACTGAAATAAAGGAACTGCAGAAATTAAATATTGAATTGAGAGATAGATTGAAAAATGCCAAGGAGCGCGATGAACAACAGAAAATAGTAGAACGTGCCAAAGAGGTTGCTGCTAAATACAAATTACTGAAATCCGAAATGAAAATATCAAAAGAACTCATGCATGAATTTCGATTTATGAAAAAAGTACATTCCATAGAAGATTTGAAAAAAGTAATGAAAACATGTGATTTTTGGGCAGATACATGGGCTATTTCCACGTTGGAACGTGTGTTGAATATAAAATTAGTTATTTTCTCTAGTGAAGCATGGAAATCAGGTGATAAAAACAACGTTCTCTTGTGCGGACAATTAAATGATCCTATTTTAGAAGATATCGGTACATTCGAGCCGGAATATTATATTTTATTGGATTACACTGGAGACCATTATAAACTCATTACTTATAAATATCATCGCATGTTCCAATTTTCTGAAATACCGTATGCTATTAAATTAGATGTAGCAAAAAATTGTCTTCAGGGGTCATCTGGACCCTATAAAATTATCCCACAGTTTAAAATGTTTAATGAAGAATTGGGGATCGAAGAACCGGTCGATCTAGACGTTGATGTAATCAAAGAGAATGAAAATGGTCTATATGACAATTCAATTGTATTTCAGTTTTATAATAAATCAAATGACAAACCACTTCCTGGGAAAGGCAACGGAGAGAAAATACCCATTGAATTAATCAAGGATTTCTCTCAATTGACTGAAATAAAAGATTGGCGTAGAAAATTAAACAATGAATATGTAGCGCCCTTTGAATTGGATGGTCATAAATGGAAAACAGTAGAACATTATTATCAAGCCAATAAATTCAAGAATACAAATAAAGAATTCTATCTTCTTTTCTCTCAAGATAGTGGTTCTAAGATTTCAGAAGATGTTGAATTAGCTAAGATAGCTGGTTCTAAAAGTGGAAAACATAAAGGAGAGACTTTACGAGGAAAAGATATCAAAATAGATCCAGAATTTTATGGAGGTCAAGAAGAATCATTGTTAGAGAATGCTATTTATGCCAAATTTAATCAAGATAAAACGGATTTAAAACAAGCGTTAATACAAACAAAGAAGGCCAAATTGCAATATTATAAAAAGGGAGCAGAACCTGAATTAGCCAATACATTGATGCTTGTACGAAGTAAATTACAAAATATGTAACCGAATACAAAGTACAAAGTACAAAGTACAAATATTGTAGAGAGAGAAAACATATAAAAATATTACTATTTATATAATAATACACGATGAATTATATGAATTATATAAATGTTGAAATACCTGGTGTCAAATATAATTATTTGGTAGATAATACAAACGATGATATTGTTACTACTTTTTATTCTCATTTAAAGGAAGCAGATGAATATGTAGAAAAAAAAACAGCTGGAAAATGTTTTCATTCACATTTCACAAAAATACAAATGGTCAGTCAGATACCTAGACCTGAAGTGATGGATGGTCACTTTTTTCCTAAAAAAATACAGATATATATTGACGATAACGCGACATACAACATACAATTTACATGTACAATAAAGGGAAGATTGATAAACATTTACTTTGTCCTCATGGATGAACTCAAACCAGGCGAATATGATACATTGGAAAAATACGTACATATGATGTACATGTGGTTTTATATGTTAGACGACTATTCCAGCGTGAAATGTTCAAAGACTGTATCCCTATTTATGTATTTTACTCCTTTTGAAAAACAACTTCCAGACAATCAGTTACACGTTATTGACACGGAACATGTAAATAGTGCCTATACTACTGGTTGTAGAGAACATACTGAAATCGTTTTATATCGAAAGGAAGAATGGTTTAAAGTTTTTATTCATGAAACGTTTCATAATTTCGGACTTGATTTTTCAAATATGTCTATGCATAACGTCAATAAAAAACTCAAGACTATATTCAATGTAAATGTAGAATTCAATTTATATGAGAGTTATTGCGAATTTTGGGGAAGAACCATAAATACGCTTATGTATTCTTATCAAGCAATTCGACCAACAAATAGATCCTCAACGGCTGTTAAAACTGGTACAAGTCGTAAAATGGTAGCTACTTTTATAACTCGATTTAATACAGATATGCAAAAGGAGTGCAAACATTCACTGGTTCAGGCGTTGAAAATTTTGGACTTTCTAGATTTAAAATACAATCATATTGTGGAAAAAAAGGGCGAAAATATTAATATTTGTAATTACTTATACAAAGAAAATACATCCGTATTTAGTTATTATATTATTACAAGTTTATTAATGAATAATTATAGTCAGTTTATGTGTTGGTGTTCAAAAAATAATAATTTGTTGATACAATTTAAAAAGACTCCTGGTAACATAGATTCATATATGGCGTTTATAGATTCGTGTTGTAAAAATACAAAAATTCAAAAAAATATAACTACGATTGAATCGTTTTTTACAAAAGATAATTATGTATTACTACGTTCGTTGAAAATGTCAATAAATGATATACACAACTTGTTGGCCGACGTAAAAAGAAAAATTGAATAATGATATTGTTCAGTATTACATTTACATAATCAGATAAAAATGGGTATTAAATATCTTAATAAATATTTACAAAGTAATTGTAAAAACTCCATTCATCAAATAGGATTACATGAATTGAGAGACAAAAAGATTGCAATCGATACAAGTATTTATTTGTATCGATTCTTGGGAGAAAGTGCGTTATTGGAAAACTTCTATTTGATGATATCCATATTCCGTCAATATAATATCATTCCTTTGTTTGTATTCGACGGAAAACCTCCCAAAGAAAAGTACGATTTGTTAAAAAAAAGAAAAATGGATAAAAAAAATGCGGAAATGAAGTATAATGAATTGGAGTGTAAAATAAACGATAGTTGTATTACGATTGATCCGACCGAAGAAAGGGAGATTAAAGAGACGATGGACGTGTTAAAGAAGGATTTTATTCGTCTCCATCATACAGATATTGAAAATGTTAAATTGTTATTTCAAGCCTATGGTGTTTCTTATATTGAAGCTCCTGGTGAAGCCGACAAATTATGCGCTAAATTGGTATGTAAAAACAAGGCATATGCTTGTCTAAGTGAAGATATGGATTTGTTTGTATATGGATGTCCTCGTGTATTGCGATATATGAGCTTGCTCAAGAAAACGACCGTGATGTATAACTTGAAAGAAATGTTGAATGAAATGAATTTAACACTCGATGAATTTCGGAGCATTTGTATCGTATCAGGAACCGATTATAATATCGGAAATGATGATAAAAGTGGTAATAATTTAATAAAAACATTAAAGTATTTTAAAAAATATAAAAAATGTGAAGAGGGTGAAAAAAACAACGACTGTCTGTTTTATGACTGGTTAGATAAGAATACGACATATACATCTGACATTATTGACCTATATACGATTGATTCGTTATTTGCTTTAGATAATATGATAGAGTACAAGCAGTATGAAAAAATCAAAATTGTAAATGGCCCCATTAATA